ATCTTGAGCATTCCATCCTTTAGTTCCGCTGCCTTTACTTCCATATATTCACCAAGAGCCCACTCACGAGTAAATTTACGGGCAGCAATTCCACGGTGGATAAACTTAGAATCGTTATCCTCTGCGTTTAATTCTCCCTTTACAGTGAGCTTGCCGTCTGCTGTTGACACATCAATATCTGTCTTAGCGAATCCAGCAACTGCTAGTTCGACAACAAAGTTGTCTTCGTCTACTTTGATTACGTTATATGGTGGATAGTTAGTTGCACTTGATACTGTTTGAGCGTGGCTCCATGTATCTAAAGCTCTATCAAATCCAATAAAAAAAGGATCCTTGAAAAGATCCCATGTGTATGTTGTTACCATTTTATTCCTCCTTCAAGCGAATAAGTTAATATACGGACCCTCTATTGAGCAGTCCGTATATTATTATAGCAAAATATTTATATTTTGTCTATTTCTTCTTAGCCCTCAGCCTTGCAAGTGCTTCAAAGTCCTTTACCTTAGTATCCCCTAGGTATCCCCAGGCATATCCATCGGCAATCATTTGTTCATTAACTGATACTTTAGATCCATCTAGGAATAGCCATCCAAGGATACGCCCGTATTTTTCTGATGAGTCCATTTTTTCTGTTTTAATAACAACAGTCTTAGATGCATCAATTGCTTTCTTTAAATACTCTTTAGATTCAAGGCCAAGCGCTTTTTCCATTTTGTCTGTAGTACGGCTTTCAGGAGTATCTATTCCCGCCAACCTAACTCGTGAGCTAAATGAGATATCAAATCCAAGATCAATATCTACATCGATGGTATCTCCGTCTACAACCTTTGTAACCTTTTTAACGTAGTACTCAAACATTACTTAGCCTTCTTATTTGGCGCTTTCTTAGCCACCTTCTTGACTGGTGCCTTTTTAGCTGTCTTTTTTGCAGGAGCCTTCTTGGCTACCTTCTTTGCTGGAGCTTTCTTGGCAGCCTTCTTGGCTGGTGCTAAAATCTCATCTATGTTTACAGAATAGACATCTTCTTTAACTCCAAAAAAATCCTTAAGCTTTTTTAAAACGTTCATCTTGTTCTCCTTATTTTTTGTACTGCTTATGATTAGTATATCATTTTTTTAGCTTCTCACCATGGATTCGAACCACGATTCTCGCCTCCAAAGGGCGATGTCCTGCCGTTGGACGAGTGAGAAATGGAGCGGATGATGAGAATCGAACTCACCCCTTCTGCTTGGAAGGCAGAGGCACTACCAATATGCAACATCCGCATTGTGCCCTCGGCAGGAATCGAACCTGCGACGCAGACCTTAGAAGAGTCTCGCTCTATCCCCTGAGCTACGAAGGCCTAACTTAATCATTTGGAATATCGGTATCCATGTCCATTTGAATTAAACCAAATTCTTTTGCTAGCTTTTTTCCTTCATCTGACATTTCAATTACTGCTTCAAGATCGTCATTATAAGTAACACTAATTAATCCTTTATTATATAGTTCAACCAAAGATTCATCAACGTGCTCTTGGTGAGCTTTCCATAACTCTGGGGCAAGGACTTTTGCTTTGTCTGTTATATTAAATATAAATTCGCCGTCTGAGTCCATACCAGCCAACTCTATTGCACCTATTGAAATATAATATTCCATTCTGTCTTCGCTGTGCATATTTACCTTTCGTGCAACAAGTAGGACTTGAACCTACGATTACCGAATTATGAGTTCGGGGCTTTAACCAACTAAGCTATTGTTGCTTAGAAGTCTATTATAACGTGCCGTCTTCATTTTTGTCAATAGTTGATTCAACTATTTGCTGTACGTATTCAGAAAAATGTTTTCTAATATTTCCCATTGGCCTATGTCCAGCTAGCTTCCATATTCTCTTATACTCAATTACATTAGAGAATGTAGTTGGGCAAAGAACTATTCCATTATATTCTTTTAATACAGTAGGTAGCGGAACATGCTTTCCACAACACTTGCATTCTTTTGCTTTTTCTTGATACGTGCTCATAGTATTTGCATCCTGTCCATTGCGTCTCTTAAATTTTCTGGCATTCTTGGTGCCCTTATAAGATTATAGGAGTTAGTTTCTCCGTCATTTTCTGTTCCAAAATCATTGTCGTAGCTCATAGATTCATATGTATGTATATTTACTTCTTGATTTGTATCAAACTTACTTCTACTTATTGAGTTATAAATTGATCCACAAACTGCATCCGCCAAGTCTTTTGAGCCTTTTCTTGGGTGGTCTACCCTATCTCGCATAATTCTTAATTGCAATAGCTCATCAATTAGCAAAGGAATATGCGGACCAATTACTCTTTCTTCAGCAACAACCATTGCCATATCGTCATAATGCTTTTTAGCGACAGATAGAATTTCTGTATTGATGCCGTATTGTTTTAGTTGTTGCATCATATCATGTGAATTCCATCTGTCAAAGGTACATACACGAATTTTAAATCCTCGTGTTTTCAATGAAAGAATATAATCTTTAACTTCAGTAAAGTCTACAGACTTATCTTTTGTTGGTGTCCAAAATCTGACAGCATCTATTTCTACAATTGGAGCTGGCTGTGAATAAGTATCTGTTACTTTTACATTTACCCATTTGTTAACATGTGCCATTGCAACGGCACAGTGGTCATGCTTTTGAGCAAGGTCAACGTGTATAAAATATTCTTTATCTGGATCTGGCAAGAACCAATCTTCTAGTCTGCCAAAGTTATCTACCGCAAGGTGCGCTTTATTAAATGCCTTCTCGACCTTCTCTTTTGATTTAAAGAATGCATCTACAGCATCTGGTGGCATGCAGGCAAAGCGTGACAGGGCATCAAGAGGGTTAGTAAAGAATGCAACCTTAAAGTCATTAATACTTCTAACTGGGTTTACTTCCCAAGTAGGCCTTTTTAAGGCATAGACTTTTGGTATTTTATATGAGACTATGTGATCTTCTTCCCATTGAATCTCAAACTCATTGCCGACAGTTCCGTCTGGTAGGTCCTCGTCCATCTTAAATTCATGATCACGAATAACAGTTTCAACTTCTGCAACAACAGCATTATATCTTTGCTGTATGTAATCGTTTTTGTATCTTGGGAAAGACAAAAGTATTACCTTGCCAAAGTCTGGAAAACGGGAGTCCACTGATGCACGGTACATATCGTATATACCTGCACCTGTTTTTGCCTGATCGTGACCTGTTGTATTTTCAATTGCAAAGCCTGAAATCTCATCAAGGATAACTACTATAACGTTATATCCTTCCCAGGCTTCACGTTCCGAGTGACCTGAGTGTACTGTAATAGCCTTATCAAATTTAACTTCTGAAGCTTTGTCGTTATACTTTCCAGCAAACCAAGGCGACTTGTCGATGCGTGTCTTAAATCCTTTAAAGAAAACATTGCTTGCCTGCTGGGCGTTGATAGCAATATTTATAATATCAATGCTATCCCCTGGAGGCTTTCCATAATATGTAGCTGGATCTTTTAGACATAATAGTAAATAAACTATATACGCCACCGCAATTGTTGAGCAGTAATCTTTTCCAGAACCTTTTCCGAGCTGAGCAACTACTTCATTAGCAGTCTGCTTAAATCTTATTCTTCCTTCTTCTTCTCCAAATAGCTTGATGAGTGTTGACTCTTTGTAGATTTGCGAACTTTTTTCGATAAGCGTGTACTGATAGTCGGAAAGCTCTGGAAGCCCAAGGTATTCTGGACTTCTAACAAACGTTTTAAGATCGACTGGTTTTTCATCGAACTCCTCTCCATCGAGCATGTCGATAAGATCAGCAAACTCAAACGACATCGGCTTCCTCTACTGGAACTGATTCAATTACTCCAGTAATTTGGGACAATCGTTTTGCAACTTCCATCTTACACTTAGGGCATGTTGCCGTGGCTTCTTTTAATATTTTAACAAGAATATCCTGTTTACGTTCCGTCTCTGCAATCTGAGATGCAATTTCATTATTCTCAAGGACTCCGATTGACTGAAGCATAGCTATTCTTTTTGTCTCTATGTCAGCAATAAGCTTTAAGGCTCCCGACTTAACTGCCAGCTGTCCTGACTGATCTGCGTCTTCTACGGTCTTCCACGCCTCTTTGATAAGCATTGCGTAGTGTTGATCAGCACCAGATATGGCTTCCTTAGCACGATCTCTGATGTTGCTATCGTTGTGTACTACATCTTTCCAGTCGTCAATAAGCTCAAGCACTTCTTTGCGCTGGATTCCAGTAATTGTGGCGATCTGTGTAGGGGTGCTTCCTTTAAGGAGTTCTTCTACTACCCTATTCATTCTGTCAAAATGCTGTGACAATTCTATTTCGCTCATAAGTATATTATACTTTTAGTCGACTAAAATGTCAATTAGAATTAGCTTTAGCAATCTTAAGGAGAATTAAATATCCTATCATGTCATCAATATCGTTGTCTCCAGCAAAGCCAGATCCATTCTTAATTCTATTTATCTTATCATCAATACGTATTTTAATCTGCTCCTGATTGTCCGCCTGAGAAAATATACGAATTGGACTAAGCGCTGAGTCCCCGTAAGATATATTCTTTTCAATTAGCATTCCTGCTATTTCAAGACATTGTGTAATAATCTTATTACCCGATGGAGCAGATGTTGCCATTAGTTGCAGGTCTGTTACCCACATCTGAAAGCCTTTTTCTTTTTCTGGATATGCCGCCATTTTATTCCTCATCTTTGTTATATATACTTGAATCGACCCACCAGTCTTCAAATATCTTTCCCTCGTGCTCTACATTTTCTTTTACAAGAACGTAGTTAAACTTTTTAAATATCTCTTTTGCCTTTTCCTTTATCAGCAAGTTGTTTTGATCTGCATAAAGGTCGTGTTCAAATGTTACAACAGAGAACCTATATCTGTCAAGGGGTAAGGCCTCTAGAGCTTTTAAAGACTGAAATGCAGGCTCAATATCTATTTGTAAATAGTCTATACGGTCTGGAAAATTATTTTCTTGAAGATAATCTAAGTAGTTAAAAGTAGTTGCATCAGTAGTTAAACATATATTAGATCTATTTAAATTGTATTCATCTGATCTTGCTTTGTCTATCTCTAATGCTACCCCAGACCACGCATACTGTGTTTCTAGAAGATATGTATTGCTATCATCTTTAGAATGATAACCGCCAATCTCTAGGTAGTATCCGTTTCTTTTTTCTTTTAAATAGCTAAGAACAAATGACTCTTGGCCAGCTTGGCTGTTGCTTCCCTCATAAACTCTCATCGTTTTTTAATTAATCCAAACTGATCTAGGTATCTCTGAATAGTCATAGCAGAGACCTTACACTCTTCGGCAATTTCCGTTATAGTTTTCTTTTGAATTATATATCTTCTGTGTAACCAATCTTTACTTTGATATAGCTTCATCGTTCTGTCAACACCTTATTAGCATAATGTGCAATCCCAAAACTATCTGCAACGTCAAAATCTAACACGTTTAAATTATACTTCTTGTTAAAGTAGTCAGCAGTCCTCTGCTTTCTCATATTTCTTAATTTGTTTTGATACCACGAGTCTGCATAACCTGGGTTTTGTGCTCTTATCATCTGCTTTTCTTCTTTAGTAGGGTTCTTATTTCCTATATATGCCTGCCAAGATGAGGGGGCTATTGTTATTACCTTTGCCCCAGTAGACATTAACTCCGCTATGACCACTCCATAAACATATGATAGTTTAATTACAGCATCTGCAGACTTAACAAATACTGCACCTTCAACAACAATATAATCTGACTTTAATTCTTCAAGCATAGAATGCATTTTGTTTTTTGCATCATGGATCTTGTCATATATATCTTCGCCTATTAAGTTAACCTTGCCCCACTTTAATGGAATATCATTTTCCATTAAGCAGAAAGCAATAGAGTTAGTAGAGGCATCTATGCCTAAAACCCTATTTGCCTGAGTCTTCTTTAGACTAGCTAATGTCATCTATCATCCTAAACAATTTGCTTTTATTTTCAAGGTTAATATTCTTTTCGCATATAGCGCAGAAATCTCCCTTGTTGTATCTACTTAGTTGCTGCTTGCATTTAGCGCATGGTCGCTCTGCGCCATTTCTAATTGCTTTACGCTCATAATACTTTTCCATAATTCTTCGGTTAGTAGCAATTCTACAACATTCATCAGCGCAATATTTTTGATTATGAGTTTTTGGATCAAAATCTTTTTTGCAGGTTGAGTTAGCACAGATCATAGACTAGGCACCGAGAACAAATCAATTTCAACTGTGCCTACAGGGCCATTCTTTGCATAACATTCCTTCTTAACTGGGCAGTAAGTACAAGGCATCTTTGATTTAGTTGCACCCTCTGGTCTCTTTGGAAGATCTCCATCCTTAAAGTTATCCCAGACTTCGCACATCCAGGCAAATGTATGCTCAATAATCTTTGTATTCTTTTCATTCATAGAGATTGGAATAACTAGCACCTCTTGTGTATTCTTATTCTCATATAGAAAGAAGCCTTCTTTAGCATTCTTTAGCTTCATATAAGTAAGAAGCTGTAGCATATGGTTATCTGTAGGCTTCATCTCTGACTGTCTGGTATCCCAAACCTCTTGCTTAGCAGTTTTAATTTCACCTATTACTGTCTCGCCATCGTACTCCATAATAAGATCTATGAATCCTCTGATGGGGGGATACTCATTAACAATCTCTTCTTCTTCCGCTCTCCACTGTGGCATAGTAGAAATAAGCTTTTGCAATCTCTCATGGGCTTGAGTTCCCTGTGCCATGTTGGCAACCGCAACTGCATCGTTATCATCAATAAATACTGCACCAGAGAATGCCATGTACCAATATCTAGGGCACTTGCCGTGGCCGTAGCCTAAAGAACTTGGACTAAATGACTTCTTGGTCATCTCTCCATCTGCACGTTTAGTATTTCGATATGACTCATCAAGCAGTTGGGCAAATAACTCTGGATCAAAGAACTTCCCAGTATGCTTTTTAAACTTAAGGTTTTTTACAATTTCTCTAGCCATTTATGAATTATACCTAACGACATACTTAAGTGCATCTACAAGTTTGTCTATGGACTCCTTTACTGAATAATATATGTTCTTCTTGTTATTATTTACTGTTCCAGCTTTGTCCTTAGCAATTGTAGAATATACAGATGCAAGCACTGCAAATTTTGTAGACATAGCCTGAAGCTCCATAATTAAATGAGGCGCCTTTGCAGAAGGCACATCAGGGTTCATGAGAAGTTTTACCACAATAGCCAAGGCCTTGTCTAGATGTTCGTCCTTCATAAACTCGTGAAGATCGTTAAACTCTGTTATGTCACTAATAAGTTCTAGCGTGTTCTTATCACTCATGATTCTCCTCATAAAACTCGATCAACTCTTCAAGAACTGACCACTCAATAATGCCTAGTCTAACCTTAGACTCTGCCCCTATAATAATCTTTAATGCTGGATGCATATCTCTATTCACTTTAAAGGTATCTGTACAAATCTTTGCCCAGTTATCTTTGTTTAAATTGAATGATGTTCCTGCTTCTTTATAATCAACAAGGAATTGCTTCCATTGAGCATCACCCTTTTGATAATCTCCTCTTCCGCTATTCTTTTGAGCTTTGGCCCCATCACGTTTTACTTCTGATCTTTCTGACATTATCCAACCACATATGAATTCTTATGTCCGTCTGGGCACTCCCAAGATATGGTCATAGTAGATGCGTCCCAAAAATACTCTGAAGAATCTTTTTCACACTTGTTGCAAGGCTTTGTTCCGCCTATTTTCTCAAGCTCTGGAGAAAAGATACGCTCTGGTTTACCAAGAAACTCATTAATGTTTGGCATTTATCTCGCCTATTAATTTGTCTACAACATCTTGATTTTCCTTTAAATACGCTACAGCCTTTGCACGTCCTTGAAAACGTTCTCCATTTACTGTATACCATGCTCCACCTTTTTCTACTATGCCACACATTTCTGCAACATCTAAGGTTTCTCCAACGCTATCTACACCAAGAACGTTCCCTTGGTAGTAGAAGTCGTATTGTCCCGATAGATTTGGGGGGCCGAGTTTGTTGTAATCAATAATCCAGTTAACTGGCCTTCCAACTCTTTGTTCAATGATCTTGTCGCCAACCTTAATGCCAGCCTTAATAGCATTCGCTTCAGCTTCAGACGACCAGAGTTTGATGACAGTGGAAGAAAAGAACTTGACTGCCATGCCACCCGTGGGGATGTGACTAGCATGCATAGATCCAAACTGATTTCGTTGTTGTGAGATGAGAACAAGTAGTGTGTTTTTGTTTGCATAGTTTAACATTTTGACTGCGTGGGTCATATCCTTTGCTTCAGCGCCGATTTGCTTTGTATCTTGCAAATCTTTCATTTCATT